AGGAGATTTCTGTCAAGCTATTATTTCGAGGCGAGTCTGCGAAAGATACGTTCAGCTAGCTTGCTCGCTGTTGCATCTTGCTTCTTTTCACGAATAAGGCGAGCAGCGACACGACGGGCGACTTCTTGTACAATTTCTTCTTCGCCCATTAACTCGTCATCTTCTACTTCAACACCCATGTCATCGTCATCACCTACGGGAGCGTCCATGGCACCTTCTAGATCACCACCTTCATCGTCCATGGCTTCACCCCCCATTTCCATCTCACCTTCACCGACCTCTACGTCGGCGTCGAGACCGAGTAGATCTGCGAGTTTGTCTACAATGTCCGCAAACTGCTCTTCTTTCGCGCCACCTTCGGCGCCCATGTCGTCGCCACCCATGTCCATATCCATTTCCATGTCGCCAGCAGGCTCTTCGCCCATTTCGGCATCCATTTCCATTTCTTCGCCACCTTCGGGGGCAGGCATATCGCCCATTGGGGCTTCTTCAGCACCCATTTCCATTTCTTCTTCCTCTTCTTCGTTGAGGTCTTCGTCTTCGTCTTCGGGTTCGTCATCGCGCATACCGGATGGCATACCGTAACTTCCGCCCATCTCTTGGAGGGGCTTGATGTTCGCTAATTTCATAAACTGGCGAATCTCGGATTCTGTTAATAGTGTTTTGCGGGCCATAGTTTTAAATCTCCTTTATAAAACTCAAAATAAATAGTCAGGTCTACCCGAACTTGCCAACAATTCTAAGCCGTCAGGTAATCTTTTCTTTAACTTAACTAGTGCTTTGTCTTGTATTTGTTTTATTCTTGCGAATGATAATCCCTCCCTCTTTGCTATCTCACGTAAAGAAAGAGGTCCATTTTCGTGAATGGATATCATAGAGCAATTGAACTCTTCTTCGTAATCTATATGATATCTACAATTCTCTGCTAAGCAACACTGCCTGTCTTTCAAACATTGCTGTGCGCATACCATTAGGTCTTGTTTGCTCATAGGTCTGGAAATTCCTTTGAAATTAAATCAAATATCTCTTGCTTCTCAGCGTCGTCAAGGAGTCCGAAATCTTCAAGAACTTCTTGCCCTTTCTTTCTGAGCTTTAGAGATTTGGTAAAACGTTTACGTGATAAGATCTTATGTTCCATAACATAATTGCCAAAGAACTCCATAAGATTATCTTCTTCTTCTATCATGCCATCAATAACAGCACGAAAGAATTGCGCCACGTTTACTTTGTTGTGGCGCAACCTTATTAGTAACCTTGCGTGGTCATCATCTGACACCATAAACTTGATAGACTTTAAGTCTTGTCCATAGTTTGGGTTGTCAGGCATTACCACTTTCTCGTGGTGATGTGTGTTCTGCTCTCGCCTAGTCCTGCTGATGTCTGTCTAACAAACTCAGCAGTCTGTCTTAGTTCCTTGATCGAACGAACGCCTGAGTATGAGAGCCCAGAGCGTATGCCTCGGTCGAGATCTGTAAGGACATTACGGACTTTGCCGCGATAAGGAACAGTGGACGATACGCCTTCAAACGAAGAGTATCTGCCGCGCCATTCTACTTGGGCTTCTTTAGAAGCCATTCCGCGATAAGTTTTGTATTTTGTCCCGTCTTGTCGAGTATAAACTTCACCCGGCGTCTCTTTGGTTCCTGATAAGAGAGAGCCCAACATAACTGCGTCGGCTCCTGCGGCAAGGGCTTTCACAATGTCACCAGAGTTGCGTATGCCACCGTCTGCTATGATTGCTACATCACGGTCTGTGTAAGAACAATCTATGATTGTTTGTAACCCTGGGTGTCCGTGTCCTGTCTGCACCCTCGTAGAGCAGATAGAGCCGCCGCCGATGTTACAGCGAACAGAGTTAGCGCCCCAGTCTGCAAGATCGTTAATCCCTTCTAAGGTTGCGACATTTCCTGCCATAATGTGTAGATCATCACCAATGGCATTTCTAATGGTCTGTAGCGCCTCTTTCACCATAATATGGTGACCATGTGCCACATCAACACAAACAAAGGTTGCGCCTGCGGCAAGGCACTCACAAACCCTGTATAGCATATCATCACCAACACCAACGGCAAAACCAATGTTCTCTGCTCCGTTGACTCTTGCGTGCCCAACCAACTCGGCTTGTTCTTCTGGTGTGTTGTATCTATGGATAATGGAACAAGCACCTTCCTCTGAAGTTGCTCTTGCCATAAGGTCTTCTGATACCGTGTCCATTGGGGACGATATAATCGGTAGCCCCAACTTCAACCCATTACCAAGGTCTGTAGAGATATCTACTTCAGACCGAGAGCGAATGTCCGAGAATTGTGGCAAGAGCAGCACATCATCGTATGTGAGAGCTTCAATCATCTTATCTCCTGTTCTTGTCAATAAAGATACGGATGCCTGTGGGATGATACCAAGTTTCCTTATGGGGATTCTTTGGTTCTTCCATGAACTTTACAATAGGCTTCATCCCACCAGTCCTTACATGACATATCGCAGGAACACCTTGGAAGCCATATTTTTTCTCAAGTCCCTCACCATCTTCCATATTGAACGCATAGAAGTGGTCATCTTCATACTCGTCAGAAATTTCTACAAACTTCTCACGCAGAGCGTGACATAGATGGCAATTTTGTCCGTAGAACTTGATTACTACGTTATACGGCTTATCTACCTTGCCGCCTAGAATTTGTTCTAGGTTCTTTCTATTAATCCTCGATACTGCCATTTTCTATTCCTTTGATAATTCGGTCAAGATACCAACGGGCTTTCTTAAGGTCTTCAAGAGGCTCTGCCTTGTGTTGATGTCTCGCAACATATTTTACCACGTTGCCTGCGTTGAAGTCAAGCCCCCAATCCTCGATGGCATCGATTACTTCTATTTTGCCTTGGTTGTAGTGCGGGGGGTGATTTACGGCTTCGCGTCGGGCAATGCCTTCAAGTGCTTCGCGGCGGTCTCTCTCTTCTTGTTGAGCGCGGA